CAGCTCTAGGGCTGTACCTTCTAGTAGCGGATAATGAGCCCGGCGCTGAGATTATCGTATGCGCCGCAGATCGCGGGCAGGCGGGAATGATTCACGAAATACAGAAGCAAATGGTTCTACAGTCTCCGCTGCTTATGGATAAGGTAAAGGTATACCGTAACAGTATAGTAGCTAAAGATGGCAGCTTTATACAAGCGCGTAGCGCGGATGCTGACACGGCTCACGGGTATAACGCTCACGCGGTACTATTTGACGAGCTGCACAGCCAGCCTAATAGGGAGCTTTACGACGTAATGAAAACGGCGAGCGGAGCGAGAAGGCAGCCACTATTTTTTAGTATCTCTACAGCGGGCAGCAATAAGGAAAGTATATGCTACGAAGTATACGACTACGCTAAAAAGGTTAGGGACGGTATTATAGAGGATCCTACCTTCTATCCTCATATATTCGAGGCCGAAGCAGAGGACGATATTTATAACCCCGATACCTGGAAGAAGGCTAACCCGGGCTACGGGGTAACTATTAAAGAGGACTATATAGAGGCGCAAGCTAAAAAAGCTAAAGCGCTGGTAACCTACGAGAATACTTTTAGAAGGCTGCACCTTAACCAATGGACTACTAGCGAAGTGCGCTGGGTAAGCGATGAGGATTTTATGAGCTGTAGCGAAAGCTACGGTATAGAGGACTTAAAAGGTAGAGCCTGCTACGCAGGGCTCGACCTTGCAAGTACTGAGGATTTAACAGCTTTTGTTTTGATCTTCCCGCCGCTTTATGAAGGTGAACCGTTTAAGACTTTAGTCTGGAGCTGGGTAAGTGAGGCGGCAGTAGATAGAAGGCAAGGTAAAAGCGGAGCGGACTATAACAACTTTATAGCTAACGGCGAGCTAGACGTAACCCCTGGAAACGTAACGGACTACGGCTATATAACTAAGGTTATATATGAAGTAGCGGAGCTATTTAATATACGGGCTATAGCTTTTGATAGGTGGAATAGTAGTAGCCTTATAGCGGAGCTTGCAGAGGAAGGGCTACCGGTGGAGCCGTACGGCCAGGGCTTCGCAAGTATGAGCCCAGCTATTAAGCAGCTGGAGATATGGCTAAGGAGTAACCAAATAGCGCATAATGGAAATAGGCTATTAAGGTGGTGCGTAAGCAATGTACAAGCGAAGAGCGACCCGGCAGGTAACTTAAAGTTTGATAAAGCTAAGAGTACCGATAAGATCGACGTAGCGCAAGCTTGGGCTATGGCTGTAGGTATATGGCTGGTAAAGCATAGAACGGACGAGGATAGCGGTAGTATATACGATGAGCGCGACTTAATTATATTATAATGGATAGAGAAGAAGCTTTAAGTTTATGCTTTCACTTAATGGATTTAGGCTTTACTAGTTATATCGAGCAGCCCAGTAAAGACGGGTACTCCGTCTGTATTGTACACGAAGGGAAAGGCTACAGACTAAAAAAAAATGAAAATTTTTGCGGGAAAGTTTGCATAAATAAAAAGTAGCCGTATATTTGAAGTGTCAAACAACAACAACAACAAAAACTAAAAGACACTACAAATGAAAACTAAAATCAACTTTACAGCTTACGGAGTAGAATTTAAAAACATCGAAGCGTACAACGCACCAAGAGAAGGCTACACTACACACCTAACCGGCCGCGGTCAGTCAGCAATGGTTAAGCAATATGTAAAAGCTTTCTACGGCTGTAAGTGCCAGGTATCTACTGACTTTTTTAGTATGGGCTCTTCGGTAGATGTTTGGATTGACCCTAGAGACATTTACGCAGATCACGCAAAAGAAGCTAAAGCAGATTTTAGAAGCGTATTTCAAAGCGGAAGCTTTAACGGTATGGAAGATATCTACGAGTACAATAACAACGGAGTAGAGAAGCAGCTAGGTATAGACTTCCAGTTTAAGTACGCTACTTTAAACATCGGAGCTAAGTACGGTACTAAGAAATACGAGGAGCTAGAGAAGCTAGGACTAAACAAATAAGAGAAGCCCCGAGAGGGGCTTTTTTTATGCCCTAAAAAAAATATGAAAAAAAACCGTATTTTATTTGCAGGGAAAGAAAACCGCCGTATATTTACACCAGTAATAACAACAACAAATAAAAACTACTACAATGGGAAAGAGAGAATTTAACACCGCGCAAGCTAAACACCACCTAGCTAGACTTGAAATGATGATGCTAGAAGAGAGAGGTATTTTTATAAGCTACGAAGAGGCTCTAAAGCTAGTGGAGGATAAGTAATGAAACTAAAGAGAGTAATACAATTTAACGGCGCTGAGATCCTGGAGACTACTCCAGGCTCTTTTACCGCCTTACCGAATACACCGAGCTTCTACGGAAGCCGCAAGTTTAACAGCTTAGAAAAAGCTAAACACTATTTAAGACAATGGCAAAGAAAGTAATAACCCAAGAGCAGAAGGACGCTAGAGCGCTCCTTATAGTAGCGGCTAGCGCCCTTCTATTTTTCCCAGCTATGAACCTATTATTTAAACTTGCTGCTTTGCTGCAGTACATATTAGTAGGCTAATGGATAACGTAGAGTACTACTGCCAAAGCTGCGGAACGTATACCGAAGCTTTAAGCGATATAACGGCGCTAGATATATGCCCAGCTTGCGCTACTGGGGAAGATCACGACTTAGGAGATACTATACTATTTATATGAGAGTAATTTTAGTAGAGCATAAGAGCTCTAGAAAGGTAGAAGGATATAGAACCCTTACAAGAGCTTGTAAGGCTTTAGAGTTAAACTATAGCACCTTAACCAAGGTTATAAACGCCCGCTGTAACTATTACGAAAACGAGCGCTATAAGATTACGAGGCTACCTATACAATAAAAAAGCTAAACATACAAGAAGTAAATACTTTTTTTCGTATATTTGCCTAAAGTATATACTTCTAAGTTTTGGCAGAAAATAACAACCCAGGGCTACTAGCCCGCTTATTTAGAAGCTCCCCGGAAAACCCAAGCACGAGTTTAAGTAACCCGGCTGCGTGGCTTACGGGGCTTTTCGGTACTAGCAAAACGGGAGTACAAGTAAGCGAAGATAACGCACTAACCTTTAGCGCTGTTTATGCAGCTGTAAGGATCATAAGCGAAACTATCGCAAGTATACCTCTAAACGTATACCAGTACGACGGCGAGACAAGGGTAAAGGCCGAAGGGCACCCTATTCAGCACCTACTAGCTAAAGCGCCTAACGGCGTAAGCTCTAGCTTTACTTTTCGTGAGGCTATGGCTGCTAACTTGGTGCTACACGGTAACGCTTATGCTAAGATTGAGCTAAACGCTGCTGGCCGTCCTACAGCTCTTATACCTCTTAACCCTATGTTAGTAGAGGTAAAGGTAGTAGACGGGGAAAAGGTCTATATCTTTAACGATAAAGAGACGTACTTAGATTACGAGGTACTCCACTTCGTAGGGCTAAGCTTCAACGGTTTAACGGGTAAGAGTCCTATACAAGTAGCCCGCGAAGCCGTAGCTATTGGGCTAGCAGCCCAAGAGTACGGCGCGCGCTTCTATTCTAACGGAGCCAATACGGGCGGTATTATTACTGCGCCTGGCCGTCTGTCTATTGAAGCTATTAAGAGACTTAAAGAAAGCTGGAACCGTGCTAACGCTGGCCTATCCAATACACACGGTACGGCTATCCTCGAGGAAGGGATGAAGTACGAGAAAATCGGACTAGACCCGGAGGCTGCCCAATTCTTACAGAGCCGTAAATTCCAAGTAAACGAAATAGCCCGTATTTTTAGGCTACCGCCTAGCTACCTAGCAGACCTAGAGAATAGCTCTACTAGGGCTAACGTAGAGCAGCAGGCTATTACTTTCGTAAGGGACTGTATAACGCCTTACGTCCGTCGTATGGAGGTAGAGCTTAACCGTAAGCTATTTAGAGAGGACGAGGCTAACTACTACGCTTACTTCACTATGGAGGGCTTAATGCGCGGAGACCTTAAAGGCCGCTACGATGCTTACGCTACAGCGCGCCAATGGGGCTGGCTATCGGTAAACGATATTAGAGACCTAGAGAACCTTAACCCAATCGAGGGCGGGGACGTATACCTACAGCCTCTAAATATGGTACAGAGCGGGGAAGATAATACTAACGTAGACGCAGACTAAATGCCCTGGACTGACTACCCCCAAGCTGCAACCGATAACGCTAAGAGAGCGCTTAAGATCCGAGAAGAGGAAGGTACCGACTGCGGTACTCCGGTAGGCTGGGAATCTGCTAGGATTATAGCTAATAGAGAAGCAGTAAGCCACAATAGGCTACCCCGTATATATAGCTTCCTAAGCAGAGCTAAAGTATACGACCAGGGCAGCTTTAAGGATGAGGATGGTAAGCAGATTTGCGGAAGTATAATGTACGCCGCTTGGGGCGGTGATGAAATGCACCGCTGGGCTAAAAGAACCCTAGAGAATATGGAAGAAGAAAAGAGCCTACGCCATATTAAGAGCGTAGAA